GATGTAGATTTTGTAGGTGCAGAAACCGCAGAGTTTATCATTCACAGTTCTGCACTACGTAGCGACCAAGGTGAAGATGTCAAGCAACTGAGAGACTATATTCAATCAGGTGACGATCGTCGTATGAAAATATATCAAAAACCCGAAGAGGATGATGATGAAGAAGGTGAACCAACTGGTGGCAATTTACCACGTGCTAAAAAACCACAAACACAGATGGGTGGCAAATCCGTAGAACAGCCAGGCATGACTACCTATCAGTTTAAAAATCCTGTATTCGCTCAAAAACTGCGTGGAATGAATTTAGGATTCATTATCAAAGGTGATACAATTACCGTAGACCAAAGGCAAAAAGACGACCTGGTCAGTATGTTAGGTGATAAGTTTGATAAAATATTCACTAACCAAGAGCGTTTTAAAGAAGACAACTCCTATATGGAATCGCTTGCCCAACAACTAGCAGAAAAGATTCCTAAAAATGCTCCTGTTTCAGACTATATTGATGATTTTGCCAAGGCAGCAAAAACTCCCGATGCAAAAGGGCATCATCAGTTTAAAAACAAAAGTCCAGAAAAAGTACGACAAATGGCCGTGGCCGCTAGTTATGCTGCTAAAAATCCTAGCAAAAAGAAAAAATGAAGATACATGAAGTATATGATCCAGACAGATATGAAATACATAATCTAAAAAAACTGGATCATATCTTAGCCAAACTTTGCAAAATGATTGTCCAAGGACAGGAAAAAGATTCAGAATACTACGGCATGGTTGCTGCATGTGTACTAGATCCTGACAATCGTCCAGTATTTGGATTAAATCAACCTGCTAAAAATGGACAACGTGTTCATGCCGAACGTGTGGCCATAAACCGATATGTTCAAGAATATGGCGAAATACCCAAAGGCAGTATCATCATCACCACTCTAAGTCCGTGTAATGAATTACACGACAAAACTGCAAAAGAACGTTATGGAGAGAGTTGTACTGAATTAATCAACAACAGCCCAGTTCGTAAAGTCTATTGTGGTTTTATAGATCCTAGTCAGGGCGATGATCAACAGGCTCAACGCGAATTTACACTCCTGGAAACTGCAAACGCCGATATACGCGATCTCTGTGAGAAATTTGCCAACACTTTCTTGACAGCAGCATCTTAATCCCTTATACTAGCACATAAGGAGAAAATTATGAGTAAAGCATATGGCGACCCAGAACGGGCCAAGATCAAACAGATTGTGGCTGAGGGATGCACAGTAATGCAGGAAATTCAAGATCTCACCGAAGGTCTTAATGAAACAATCAAGGCAGTTGCCGAAGAACTGGGTGTAAAACCCAGTGTAATTAAAAAAGCCATTCGTATTGCACAGAAAGACACGTGGGACCAGGTATTCCACGAGTTTGACGATCTAGAAACCATTGTTGATATCAGCGGACATGCTAATCTACGTAAGGAAGATAATGGAGATTAAAATAGCCGGAATCAACTTCCAAATGCAGGATAAAGAACCCGAAAAAATGAATGGGTTGGTCGGAATGGCCATGTTTAATACACAGGAGATGTGGATTAATTCATCGTCTACTCAACAGACTAAAATAATTGCAAGATGGCATGAAATCATTCATATGCTAGACCGAGCATATGGAACAAAACTTACCGAAGAACAGGTTACTATTTTTACTCACGCATTGGTAGCACTGCTTCGGGATAACGAAGGAATTGTGGACCAAATAAATAATGATTAATACTCTGTTCAGACCAACTCTAGAATGGATTAAGACCGATTATGAATCCAATCGTTTTAGGTTCGGCATGGAGCTTATTGCTTGGGCTCTCAGTATTGGTTGTGCTATTGCAATGGCGTTTACCGTACCAACCCCTCCCTTTATTATCATGTACCCTTTGTGGATTACTGGTTGTGCTATCTATGCCTGGGCTGCTTATACCCGCCGCTCATTTGGTATGCTGGCTAACTACCTACTGCTGGTCACCATTGATTCCACAGGATTGGTAAGATTATTAATACAACATTTTAAGAGTAATATATGATAGAATTTGCTAAAGATTATTTGTATGCCTTTGACACTGATACTATTGATAATGAACTTTTATATCATCGTTGCGTTGCAATTGAATCAATACTGAATAAAAAATTCCCAGATGCTGACCCTGATTGGTACGGTAATGCTACCAGTGCAAATCACAGAAATTACAATCTATTCAGTTTTGTTGATTCTGAATTGATAAAACTATATCAATTCATGGTAAAATCTATTTCTCCATTATTGGGAGACGAAGCCTATGTATTAAAAAGTTGGATGAATGTATATCGTGCAGGTCAAAAAGTTGACTGGCATGTGCATTGGCCTGCCGAAGTAAGAGTCTGGCATGGATTTTATTGTGTTCGTGTTGGCGAAAGTGCAACACATTATAAAATACCCGGAATCAAAGATATTGTTGTAGTTCCTAGCAAAGAAGGAAGATTGGTAGTAGGTAAAAGCGAAGACGACCAACATAAAAGTACCCCGTGGGATAACCCTGATAGTTTTAGAATAACACTGGCCTTTGATATTATTCCTGTTAAATCACTCTTAAACCGCACCGTTTATAACGACTTGCCAATCAATCATTATATACCTTTTAAAGCACAACAAGTTTAATAAATAAGTATAGGGAAGGCAGGATCAGCCACAAGTGATCAACCTGGTGTTTGAGAGCCACAAATCTCAAAAGGAGAAAAAATATGTATATTGATGCACGATGGGATCGTGACCGCGATATTGTTCAGGTCATTGAACGCGATCCAAAAAAAGGCCGTATCTATCAAGAATATCCTGCTAGATATATGTTCTACTATCCCGATGCTCGGGGCAAATACCAAAGCATACATGGAGAAAATCTCGGCCGTGTTGTTTGTAAATCCTGGAAAGAATTTGCTAAAGAACAAAAGATTCACAGCGGTCATAAACTCTACGAATCGGATATTAATCCTGTATTCCGCTGTTTAGAAGAAAATTATCTAGGTCGCGATGCACCTAAACTTAATGTAGCATGGTTTGACATCGAGGTAGATTTTGACCCCGAACGTGGGTATGCTTCACCTGAAGATGCATTCATGCCCATTACTGCTATTGCTGTACATCTTCAGTGGCTAGATACACTGATCTGTTTGGCTATCCCCCCTAAAACGCTGAATATGGCTCAGGCAGAGGAACTGGTCAAAGACATTCCCAATACACATCTTTTTGAAACTGAAGCAGAACTGTTAGAAATGTTCCTGCAACTGATTGAAGATGCAGATGTGTTAAGTGGGTGGAACAGTGAAGGATTTGATATCCCTTACACCGTTAATCGTGTGACCAAGGTCCTAAGTAAAGAAGATACACGCAGATTTTGTTTATGGGATCAATTTCCAAAGAAGCGAGAATATGAAAAATACGGTAAAACAGCACAAACCTATGACCTGGTGGGACGAGTACACCTCGACTCGCTTGAACTCTACCGCAAATACACATACGAAGAAAGGCATAGTTACAGGCTGGACGCTATCGGAGAAATGGAAATCGGAGAAAATAAAACAGTCTACGAAGGTACTCTAGACCAACTGTACAACAACGATTTTCGTAGATTCATTGAATATAACCGGCAGGACTGTGCGCTACTGGATAAACTAGATAAGAAACTGAAATTTCTAGATCTAGCCAATACTCTAGCGCATGAAAATACTGTACTGCTACAAACCACTATGGGTGCTGTGGCTGTAACTGAACAGGCTATTATTAACGAAGCACATCATCGAGGATTGATTGTACCAAGCCGGGCTAAACGTGATGAAAATGCTGACATTCAAGCAGCCGGCGCCTATGTAGCATACCCTAAAAAAGGTATCCATGACTGGATTGGCAGCATGGACATTAACAGCCTATATCCCAGTGCCATTCGTGCCTTAAACATGGGTCCAGAAACTATCATTGGTCAACTACGTCCAGTTAAAACAGACCAACATATCCATAATCAAATGACTTTGGAAAAGAAATCATTTGCGGCAGCATGGGAAGGATTGTTTGGCACCTTTGAATACGAAGCAGTTATTCGCAAGGATCGAGCCTTTGAAATCATTATCGACTGGGAAAACGGCGACCATAGTGTATTCAGTGCTGCCGAAGTATATCAATTAATATTCGAAAGCAATAATCCATGGATGCTTAGTGCCAATGGTACTATTTTCAGTCACGATAAAGAAGGTATTATTCCCGGGCTACTAAAAAAATGGTACGCCGAACGGAAAGATATGCAACGAAAACTCAAAGAAGCCATTGCAGCGGAGAATAAAATTGAAGAAGAATATTGGGACAAACGTCAATTGGTTAAGAAAATTAACCTCAATAGTCTCTACGGTGCTATTCTCAATGCTGGTTGCCGCTTTTTTGATAAGCGTATTGGTCAATCAACCACCCTTACAGGCAGACAAATTGCCAAGCACATGGCTGCTAAGGTAAATGAAATTATTACCGGCGATTATAACCATGTAGGTAAAAGCATTATCTATGGTGACACCGATTCTGTTTATTTCTCTGCCTACAATACCCTAAAAATTGACATACAGAAAAAGATCATTCCGTGGGATAAAGATATTGTAGTTCAACTTTATGACACAATTTCCGATAATGTTAATGCTACATTTGTAGATTTTATGCAGGATGCTTTTCATTGTCCAAAGAGCCGCGGCGAAGTTATCAAGGCGGGTAGAGAAATTGTTGGACTAAAAGGACTATTCATTACTAAGAAACGATATGCTGTTCTTAACTATGACAAGGAAGGCAAGCGACTGGATGTGGACGGACGGCCTGGCAAGATCAAGGCCATGGGCTTGGATCTCAAACGCAGTGATACTCCGGAATTCATGCAGAAGTTTCTAGAAGAAGTTCTTACTCGGGTACTAAACGGCGCCGAAGAAACTGAAATCCTAGACATGATCACTGAATTCCGCACTGAGTTCAAAACTCGTCCAGGCTGGGAAAAAGGCAGTCCAAAACGTGCTAACAACATCACCGAATATCAAGCCAAAGAAGCCAAAGCAGGAAAGACTAATATGCCAGGGCATGTACGAGCCAGTATTAATTGGAATACTCTGCGCCGAATGAACAGCGACAAGTACAGTATGCAAATTGTCGATGGTATGAAGGTTATCGTATGTAAGTTGAAAGAAAATCCATTAGGATACACCAGTGTGGCATATCCTACTGATGAACTGAGATTGCCTAAATGGTTCCAGGAACTGCCGTTTGATCATGCCGAAATGGAAGCCACTATCATCAACAACAAATTGGAAAATCTCATCGGTGTGCTGGAATGGGATTTAGAATCAACAACCCAAAACAACACATTTGGTAATTTGTTTACATTTGAATGAAATATTAGTTGACAATAAACAAAAATCTAAATAAAATAACACAAAGGAAAAATACCATGCAAGATTTACTCAAAGACATCGTCGCACATACACAAAAACTCGGATTCCTTAATATTGTTAAGGTCACCGGAACCGACCAGCAAACACTTGTTGATTCAATGGCCGAAGATCGTACAGTGATCATGTACGCCGAAACTGCCAATCCACATCCGGAAATGATTGGAACTTTTGGCATGCCACAATTGGAAAAAATCCGATATTTACTTGATTGTAAAGAATATCAGGAGAATGCTAAAATCGAAGTTGTTATTTCACAACGAAACGGTGTTGATGTTCCAACCGGTCTTCATTTTGAAAACCAAGACGGTGATTTTGTTAACGATTATCGTTTTATGAATCAGGATGTTATTAACGAGAAACTTAAAACTGTTAAATTTCGCGGTGTTAACTGGGATGTAGTAGTTAAGCCTACAATTAGTGCGATCCAAAGATTTCAATTCCAAGCAGGCGCCAATACAGAACATGTTACTTTCTTGGCAAAAACCGAAGGAGACAAATTGAAATTTATATTCGGTGATGTTAGTAGTCACGGCGGAGAGTTTATTTTTGCCACTAATATTACTGGAAAAATTTCCAAGGCATTAACTTGGCCCATAGTACCTGTTCTTGCAATCCTAAAAATTGCTGATGCAAACAATGCTACTGTAAGTTTCAGTGACGGCGGTGCTATGCAAATTGAATTAGATAGTGGAATTGCCACTTACAAATATATTATTCCGGCACAGGCATGAGACCCCCAATTGACCTAACTCCACTACAACGAGATTATTCTGTATTTCTTCCGGCCATTAGTTCGTTCTACAGCACCTATGTAGCCAAACAACGTCTCAGCGAACATATACCCAAAGATCGTATGCCTGCAGGGTTTGATCGCGGCATTGAAGGCATGAACTTTCTTAACCTCGAACAAGGATATTTTACCTACAAATATGCCCTATACTCTGCAGGTCATGCTCAGTTAGATCTTAAAAAAGCCTTTACTGATGATTCAATGCTGCAACAACGAGATCGTGCCAACACCATGGTTCTTGGCGACTCGGGTGGATACCAAATTGGTAAAGGCATTCTCAAATTTGACTGGCAAGACTTCGAAGGCAAGTCAGCAAATAAAACACGCAGTGGAATTGTCGATTGGTTAGAAACAACAGCAGATTGGTCGATGACACTGGACGTTCCTATCTGGGCCTGCGATAAAAATAATCGTGCTCGTACAGGGTTAACCAGTCCGGCAGATTGTTTGGAAAAGACTAGGTTCAATAACGAGTTTTTTATAAAGAATCGGCAAGGTAAAACGAAATATCTAAATGTTCTACAAGGATCCGATTGGGACAGCGCACAAACATGGTACAACGGCGTTAAAGAATACAGCGACAATAACATCTACGGTGACCAGGCTTTTGAAGGTTGGGCATTCGGTGGTGTTAATATGAGC